TTCATAAGCAACGTGTAATCTATTTTGTTCAGACCAAATTACTTGATCAGATGTCATTGGCATTTCAGCGCCAACCATTCTCAAGAAAGCAGATAAAGTTCTGTTTCCGTATCTTTCTACCTCTTGCTCATAAAGCTCTGGTAGATATTGTTGTGTCCACATGTCAAAGCTAGCATCCTGAAAATTAATATAATTCGTAGGTTGTGTAACTTTCTTTGGCATCGGGACGATTGAAGCTGGAAAAGCTCCGCCTGATAAACTCATAATTTTTAAGTTTTAGTTTTTATTTTTTATATTTAACTTTTAACTTAGAACTATCTACTCCAGAAACTGCTTTTACTTTCCATCCGTTTATAAATACATCGCCAGGCGTTTCCGTTCTAGCATCTTTACTTATATTTTTAGACTTAGCTGTCACATCTTTAACAGCATCGGCTTTGCCTTGCTCATAAAAATGATTAGCTATTGTATCAGCATTTCTTGCAGCATATACAGCTTTATGATATGCGCTTTGATCTTTAACACTACCGTCTTCATTTAAGAACTTCTTAAAAAACGTAGTCAAGTCAGATTGCGATTCAGCAACTTCATTAGAATCTTTAACACCATACCTAAATTTCTTTTCTCCAAATTTAAATTCAAAACCTTTGAATTCTTTAGAAAAATAATCTTTAGTTTTAGTTTTAAAACTTTCATGTTTTTGCTTTGCTATCTCTTGTTCTTTGTTATATCTATTGAAAAACTCAGTTGCTTTTTGTTGTTCTTGAGTAACGCCCGGTCTCAACTTGATCTCGTCGTAATACTTCTTTTTCGTTTCCTCCAAAAAGTTCTTTGCTTCTGCAATTTCTTCTTTATAAGCGAGTTTTTTCTTTTTAACTTCTCGCTCTTCCGCTTCTTCAGGATCAAAATAAAATTTATCTTCTAATATAAATTCCACTTCCTCTCTATTTAAGTGCGGTTTAGTTTGTTTATAATACTCTCTTAATAAAACGTCTTCATCAACGTTTGAATAATCAGCATTTAGTCTTACAAAATCCTCAACAGTGCCACCAGTTTCTTTCATAAAGTCAACTAGTTTTTCTACATTTTCAGGTAGTTCTAATTTAGGATCTTGTTTAATTTCTTCTTCTATATCTTTAACTACTTCTTCTACAGGTTTTTCAATTTCTTCATCCGTAATCTCTTGGATATTAAATTCTGATTCTGCTTTTTCTTCAGAGGCGTTGGTCCGTACTTCTTCGACCACTTCTTTGCTATCTCCGGATGATTCGCCCACAGGTACCTCCTTTGTTTCTCCGACTGAAATGGCATCTTCTTCTTCTTTTTTAGGTTCTTCTTTTTTAGATAAATCTATTTTAGATATATCATCTTTTTTGTTTAATTTTTTAGGACGTCCAGGCTTTTTTTTAGCCTTAAACTCTCCTTGTTCTAGAACTCCGTCTGAACCTTCCTTTACTTTTTCTGACATAATATAATATAATAGTTAATAATTAAATAGGACTAAAGGGATTCATCCCAGTAATACCTTGTTGGTTTTCTTCTGCTTCTTTGGTTTTTTCTTTCATTGGATTTTGCTCAAAGCTAGTAGGTAGCAAGTTGTTTTCTTGTTGGTTAATTAATGTACTTCTTTGAGAGCCTTCCATTCTTACTCTTTCATCTTTTCTATTTTCGCTATTATTTACTCTAGCTTCAATAACGTTTTCTTTGGCTCTTTCTAGTTGTAGATCAAAGCCAAATTGTTTTTCCATTATCATTATTTTAACCTGAGCTTCTTGTTGGTATTTTTCAACATCCATTTGTACTTTAGCTTGTTCAAACTGTACTTTCTGCTCAGTTAGTATTTGTTGTTTTTGAGTTTCTGCTAATGCAATTTTTTCAGCTGTTTCAGCTTGAGCCTTTGCCTGCTCTTGTATTTGCTGAAGCTTCATAGCTTGTTCTTTTTCTTGCTTTTGTTTTCTTCTTTGTTTTAGCAATTGATTAGCTAGTGTAAGATTTTTTACTTCTCTTATGTCTATAGCATCTTCTAAATCTATACCACCTGTTTTTAAAGCTATTTGTATATTCTCTTCTAGTTTAGCTTTTTCTTCGTCATCAGGCTCTAAACTTAAAAATATTCCAAAATCATATATATTTTTATCAACTAAGTCTTCTAACGTTGACACATTAAACTTAGATATACTTTGTTGTAATGCGTTTCTAGTCAATGGATACATTAAAGCATCACCTATTCTAAGAGATATATTTTCACAGTTTCTAAGAGTTAAATATAAACTAGCTTGTAAAATATGTCTAGTAGCAGTATTTGAAGCCGCTGCTGCTATTTTCTGTAAGCCTACTAAAGAATTTTTATCTTGATCACTTCCATCTCTAGCTTCGTTAAGTCCGGTCACGTCTCTTATCATTTGTAGATAATACTGATAAGTCTGTATTAGAGATTGTATTTTAGCATTTCCACCGCCACTTTGTAATTCTTGAATAGGTACTTTACCTAAGTTTTGATCGCCATCCTGAGTCATTGATCTACCAACAATACTACCAGTTTGAAAATACATATTTAAAGCTTCCTGAGGATTATAATTAGTTCCATTACCTAAATCAACTTCTGCTAAGCCATCTACGTCTAGATAAACACCATCAGGTACCATGCGTGATAATACTTGTTGAAGTTTGAGGTGAGTGATTTGTATCATATCAGCAAATCCTGTCACTCTTTTAACTATAGAATCTATACGTCCTTTATACATTCTAGGAGCGCATATATTATAATTCATATTAACCCTAGTAGTATCAGCAGTTGGCCTTGTCATGTTTTCAGCCATTTGCCATTGTAACAACTCTGGAAAACCTAATATTTTAACACCAGTATATAAAACCTCTATTGATCTAAACGCTTTTGAAAAGTTTAACTCTTCAGGTGGATTAAAAGCATCTGTTTTTTCTAGTGCTTTTTCTAATCCGCTTGCCGTTTCTTTTATTTTAAATACTTGATTAGTAAACGTTTTATACTCAAAGTGTAATACTTGTATTTTATCATCAAAAAATCTTCCGTTCCAATCATTTCTATAATTAGAATTACCTGGATACTGTTCTATCTTTTTTAACTCTTCAGGTGTTAAATGTGGAAACTGTTTTTTAAGTTCTGCTAAACTAACTCCTTTTACCTCACCCACATACCATATATCTTCAAAGTTAGGATCTTCTGTATACGAATACACTAAGTTAGCTGGATCTACATAATCTACTCTTACACCTTCTTGTAAATTAAAAGCTGTTTTAGAACATGCTATACCTAATACTGTTAAGTCGTAATTTAATCTTCTTCTTACTAAATCATATTTATTATAGTCTAATGTATAGTTAATTGCTTCCTCTTGTGATATTTCTACATTTTGTTTATAATTTAATTGCATATAAACAGAAACTTCATCTGGGTTTTTAGGTGCGTTTGGATTTCCTGATCCTGAAGAAATATCTATACCTAACTGAGCTTTTGCTTTTTCTATATACTCTCTAGCATATATATCTTTCATTAAGCCTTCAACGTATCTAGTTCTTTTAGCACTTGATGTGGGATCTTGAGCATAAGCTTTTATATCATAATTCTTTTGAGACATACCATTTACTACTATATCTACAAACTTTGATATAATAGGTACTGGTGTCCAGTCTAAGTTAAGATACGACAAATCACCATTTATAGATAACTCATCTTTATATTTTTGTATAGACTGCTCGCCTCTAGCATACAACCTAAGCTCATGAAAATTATTATAGTTAGAAGCAAACCTATAGCCACCTGCTCCAGCTCTAGCGCCACCAAACCACTCACCTTCAATTGCTTGTCCAACCTTAAGACCATAATCATAAGATGCTTTTACTGCATCAGGTACTACCTGATCCGGAAATGAACTTCCATAACTAGTTTCTATCATTTATTTGTTTATTTTGGAAATAAAACCATCATTATCGTATTTTGAAAAATTTAAATTCACTGGTTGTTTACTTCTTATTAAATTAGGTCTATATTTATTCTTATTGCAAGCCATTATAGCTAATCCAGAACTTATTGAAGCATCGTGCTTTGTTCGATTATTGATATTGAAAGCAGCCCAATCTTCTAATGTTTTTTGATGATACATATCACCCCAAGAGTCATTTGCAAAACCGATATAGTTTTCTACATAATACTCTATAGCAGCCGCGTGTGCTTGCTTAATATCTTCACTTGAATTAGGTATTCCACCTATTTCTTTTTCTGTTACAGATAATCTATTCCAAAGCTTATCAGGGCGATTCATGCTATAACCTCTATAACCTCTTCTTCTCAAATAGTATAATAGTCTAGGCTTGTTATTTTCCGCAAGTATAGGCATACCATAAAAAACTAAAGACATAAGTACATCTTCAAAGAATATCTCGGCTGTTTGTGGTCTAGCTATATATTCTAAAAAGAAATGGTGAGGTGGCGCATCTTCCATGCTAAATTTAGTTAAACCATGTAGAGATCCATTAGATCCTTTACCGTCAACAGTACCTGATATATCATAACTATCACAACCAAAACCACCTAAATGTTCGTTGCCAGGATATTTAATACCGTTTTTTATTATAACATTGTTTTGTAAGTTTTTGTTAGGAACCCAACTAACCATAAACCTTCCGTTTTGATCTGGTACAAATACTACTCTAGTATCTCTTATTCCACCTTCCCAAATAAACTTACCTTTAGTTACATTGGCAGTGTTATTTATTTCTTGGTTATAATCTATTTGTTCGTAGATTTTTATAAGATTAAATAAACTTTGTTTAGTTTCATCTCTAAAGGCATGTTGCTCAGTTCTTGGAAACTGTCTATAGTATTCATTTAAACTGTCTTGATCAGATTTTAATCCATCTACTTCATTATCCCAATGCTCTATTACTCCTGTTTCAATTGGTAAACCATCGACTCCGATTGTTTTATTTTTTGGCGTAGTGAATACAGGTGATCCAAAAGTATCCATGAATCCTTCGTAGTTCCATTCCATAGGGATGAAAAGAGAATAGAGTCCGCTA